CTAAAGAGAACATAAGTTTAGAAGATGCTATAGACATAAGGGAGATTAATAATCTTAAAATGGCGAATCAATTACTTAAGTTGAAGCGTAAACAAAAACAAGAAACAGAGCAAGCTCAAAGACAGCAAGAGCAACAAATGCAAGCGCAAATGCAAATGCAAGCTCAACAAGCTCAAGCTCAATTAGACGCTCAGAAAATTGAGATGGAAGCACAAACTAAGATTCAATATAGACAAGCTGATGTTGCTTTTGAAATAGAAAAGCTTAAAAACGAAGCGGAGTTAAAAAAACAATTAATGCAGACTGAGTTTGATTTTAACATGCAATTAAAAGGGTTGGAATCAGAAAATTTAAGTCAGCGTGAAAGCAATAGAGAAAGTGCTAAAGACAGTAGAGTAAGTCTACAGTCTACAGAACAATCTAAATTAATAGAGCAAAGGAAAAACAATCTTCCTCCAATAAATTTTGAATCTAACGAGGATAGTTTAGATGGATTTGATTTAGCTGAATTTGAACCTAGATAGCTTAAAATAAATATATATAATTGTTTAACTTTACTAAAAATTAAATCAAATGGAAATAAAAGTAAGAGACTTAGGGGTGGTTGAAGAAAAATCCCGTGCAGAAGTGGAAGAACAATTGCTTAAAAAGCATGAAGAAAAGTTTGAAGATTCCGCACAACCCACAGAAACTGTAGATAAAGTAGAGTTAAATTCTTCTACTGAACCAGAGGCTGTTGAAAAAGAAAACACTCCAGTGCCAGAGTTAAATGACACAGACGTTCTTTCTTATATTAGAGATAGATATAATAAGGATATAAATTCGGTAGACGAATTACTTGCGGAAAAAGAGGCAAATGAGGAGCTACCAGAAGATGTATCTGCATATTTTAAGTACAAAAAAGAAACCGGCCGAGGTATCTCAGATTTTTATAATCTACAAAAAGATATTGAAAGCATGGGTGACGATGATGTACTAGCTAATTACTATAGCGCAACTGAAGAAGGTTTAGACGCTATAGATATTCAAGATATAATTGAAGACAAGTTCAGTGTCGATGAAGACGTGGATGAGCCTAAAGATATTAAGAAAATTAAATTAGCAAAAAAACGAGAACTTGCGAAAGCTAAAAAGTTTTTGAATGAACAAAAAGATAAATATAAAGTTCCTCTTGAGTCAAGTGGGGATGGGTTATCTGCTGAACAACAAGAAAATTTAAGTGCTTATAAGAGTTACATTAATGAATCTCAAACAATTGAGGAGCAAACTAAAAAAAAGTATGATTACTTTAAAACAAAAACCGATCAGGTTTTTAACGATGAGTTCAAAGGTTTTGAATTTAAAGTTGGAGAAAGTGATATTACTTTTAAGCCAGGGACTTCTGACGAGCTAAAAAATGTTCAATCTGATATTAATAATTTTATTGGTAAATATTTAAACAAAGATGGCTTAATAGAAGACTCAAAAGGTTATCATCGTTCTTTAGCAGTAGCTATGAACCCTGATAAATTTGCTCAATTTTTTTACGATCAAGGTGTCTCAAATACCGTAGACAATGTTTCTAGAAAATCTAAAAACATAAATATGAATGTGAGACAGTCTCCGCAGACCATCACTAAAGATGGAATGAAAATAAGGGCAGTAGGAAATACCGATAGTGGAAGAGGACTTAGAATTAGAAGTATTAAACGAAGTTAACATTATTAAAAAAAATTAAAATTATGGCAGTAAATGCAATCCCCGGATTTGATTTGCAACCAAGTGCACAACAAACGCCCTTGTCTACAAATTATTTAAATAGCGCAGGTTTTACCTGGGTTCAACAATACCTTCCTGACACGTACGAAAAAGAATTCGAGCGTTATGGAAATAGAACAGTAGCATCATTCTTAAGAATGGTAGGCGCTGAAATGCCTTCTAACTCTGACCTTATCAAATGGGCAGAACAAGGAAGATTACATCAAAAATATCAAAATTGTGTATCAGCAGGAGCAGCGGGAGCTAGAACTGGTGTATGGACAATTCCAGGTATAGGAGCAGTACCAGGAGTAGGTACTAATAACCCAACTAACTTTAACCCACAAATAAATGCAGGTGGGCCAAATACGGCAGCTTTAAGAGTTGGACAAACTGTAGTTATTTCTGACAATACTGTTGGATCTAATTTACAAAATAAAGGTATCGTAACTGTAGCTCCTACGGCTGCTGCACCAGGTGTTTTCACAGTAGCTTACTATGAAACGGGTGGTCAAGCAATGGTAGCAGCAACTGCATTGTGTGATATATTTATCTATGGTTCTGAGTTCGCTAAAGGAACTAACGGAATGTTAGGTTCTAACGAAGCTGATGACAATATCTTTGACAATAAGCCAATTATAATCAAGGACAGATATGCTGTTTCTGGTTCTGACATGGCTCAAATTGGATGGATAGAAGTTACAACTGAAAATGGAGCGAGTGGATATTTATGGTACTTAAAATCTGAGCACGAAACAAGACTTAGATTTGAAGACTATTTAGAAACTGCTATGCTAGAAGCTGTACCTGCTGCTGCTGGTTCAGGAGCTGGAGATTTCTTACAAGGGAACTTACCTGCTGGACAGTCTGTTGCTGGATTAAGTGGATCTGACGGTGTATTTTTTGTTGTAGGTAATAGAGGAAATGTTTTTGGAGGTGGTAACCCACAGAATCTTGGAGCATTTGATAATATTATCCAAAGACTTGATAAGCAAGGAGCGATAGAAGAAAATGTAATTTTCTGTAATAGACAATTTTCATTTGACATGGATGATATGTTAGCTGCACAAAACTCTCACGGAGCGGGTGGTACATCATATGGTCTTTTTGACAATGATAAAGACATGGCTTTAAATCTTGGATTTACAGGATTTAGAAGAGGTTATGACTTCTATAAGTCTGACTGGAAATATCTTAACGATCCTACTATGAGAGGTGGTATTCAAGGTGGAGGAATCAATGGACTTTTAGTTCCTGCTGGTTCAACTACAGTTTATGACCAAATCTTAGGTAAGAACGCTAAGAGACCTTTCTTACATGTAAGATATAGAGCTTCAGAAACTGAAGACAGAAGGTATAAGACTTGGATTACTGGTTCTGCTGGTGGTGCTCAATCTTCTTCCTTGGATGCAATGGAAGTAAATTTCCTATCAGAAAGAGCTGTATGTACTTTAGGTGCAAACAACTTCTTCTTATTCCAAAACTAGATTATTGTATAAATTTTACCCTCACATGTGTGGGGGTAGGGTTTATTTTTTTTAAATCAAATTAAATTATATTATAATGAAAACAAAAAACACTACATTAGTAAGCAAAGCATATAGATTAACAAGGGCAGAACGTCCTCTTTCTTACATGCTTTCATCAAGACATTCAGTTAGATCCCCTTTATTACATTTTGACGAAGAGAAAGGAATTAATAGACCTTTACGTTATGCAAGAAATCAAAAAACGCCATTTGAAGATGAGCAAGATGGAAACGCTATTTTAGAGCCCGTGGTTTTTGAAGATGGTATGCTATATGTACAAAGAGAAAATCAGATATTACAACAATTCTTACATTTTCATCCTGGTAATGGAATGATATTTGAAGAAATTAACGAATCAAAAGATGCATCTGTAGAACTAGAATATGTAGAGCTTGAAATTGACGCACAAGTTTTAGCAAAAGACTTGCCTACAGAAAAATTAATTTCTATATCTAGAATGCTGATGGGTAATGTTGCTAATAGCCTTACTACACCACAATTAAGAAGAGACATATTAATTTATGCTAAAAACAATCCTGAAGATTTTATTGAAACAGTAAATGATCCTTTATTAGATTTACAAAATGAAGTGCACGGATTCTTAGACGCTGGATTTATAGCTTTCAGAAACAACAATAAAGATGTTTATTACAATCTTCCTGGAAACAAGAAAAAAATGATAACCATTCCTTTTAACGAAGATCCTAATTATGTAATTACATCTTATCTGCAAAGTGATGAAGGTATTGAGGCATATAAGTTCTTAAAAAAACGCTTAAATAAAGAAAAATAGAAAGCTTATCTTTGTAAATTATTAACCCATTAAAATTTTTAACTATGGACAAATTTATCAAATTAAACATTGCTGGAGCAGGTGCTGACTCTGGTTTTAAACTAATTTCTATTAACGACATTTTAGAAGTTAAACAAGAAACTAATCTGTTAATTCAGATTTTTTACAAAAACATTTCTACGGCACAATTAGGTTACGCTATTGCAGATGATGGTTCAGCTGCGGTTCCTGCTGCAACTAATGTAGTTCAGTCTATTGCAATAACTTTAGTTGCTGCTGCTGCTGACACGTTTGCTTGGAAGAATTTCCTAAACGAATCTATTGAGACTGCTTTAACATTATCATGGCAACAACCAGTATTTACTCCTGCGGGAAGTTCATACCCACCTGTTGCTGCTGCTGGTGCTGCACCAAGTACAATTGCTTCAATTGTTTCAGGTGTAAAAGCTGCTAGCTAACAGCCTTAAGATTTAGTTCTTATTAAAATAAAAGAGAGGTTACATAAAAGTGACCTCTTTTTTTTTTAACTATATTTGTAAAAAGATTTTGAGATGATTAACTCGGTTAGAAATACAGTTTTAGCTATTGCCAATAAAAACAATTATGGATACATAGCTCCACAAGACTTTAATCTATATGCTCAACAAGCACAAATGGATTTGTTTGAAGATTACTTTTATCAATATAATAGTTGGATAGTAAAACAAAACCAAAGAGTATCAGGAACAGGATATGCTGATATAGTAAAAAGTTTAGTAGAGGTTATAGATGAATTTTCTGTAACTAAAGGGTTGATAAAACAAGGTAATAGTATGTACTTTTTGCCGGATGATTATTACTTTATAAGTAAAATAAATAATTATCCTAATTTTATAACTTCTGGAACAAACAATTTAAACAGTGTTAATAATCTAGTAGGCGATTCTACAGCTGCATTTGCAGCTAGTGGCGTACTTCCTGGACAAATAATAGTTAATACAACAGCTAGTAGCACGTACAAAGGTTTTAGTGCTTATGTAGTAAGCGTTGATAGTTTAACACAATTAACATTAAGCTCAAATATATTTCCTGTAACTGTTCCAGCATCTGCAAGCGGAAACACATATTCTATATTTACGACAGCTGGAATAGTAGAGGCTGAAAGAGTAAATCAAAATAAAATATTTTACCTAAATAATTCTCCATTAACAGCACCATCCGTAGGGTATCCTGCTTATGTGTTAGGTGGAGCAACAACAGGTATAACAGGAGACTCAACAACAGGGAAAGTAGGCAATAGCATCACAGTATACCCTACATCATTAACCACAGGTGGTTCGATGATTGCGGAATATGTAAGATACCCTTTACCTCCTAACTGGACATACGCAAGTGTACTTGCAGGTGGAGCACCAGTATTCAATTCAGCGGCAGCTGATTATCAAGATTTTGAATTACCATTGTCTGACGAACCAGGCCTTGTAGCTAAAATTTGTCAATACATAGGTATAGAAATTAGAGAGCCAGCTGTAAATCAATTTGGAATACAAGAAATCAATGAAGATAATCAAACACAAGGATAGGATATGGCATATATAAATGATTACGCATATTACGCAAATTCAGGAGCAGTTCCAGAAGCTAAAAACTGGGGATCCTACCAGTATGTATCGTTAGATGAAGTAGTGAATAATTTTATGTTAATGTATCAAGGAAATAATTCTCTTGTAAATAACATAGAAAGATACCAAGTTTTATTTCACGCAAAACGTGGTGTTCAAGAATTGAACTATGATGCAATGAAAGAGATTAAGGTGTTGCAAATGGATTTAGGTGAAGAATTAAAGTTTATTCTTCCGTCTGACTATGTTAACTGGGTAAGAATATCTCAATTTGTAAATGGAGTTTTACTTCCATTAACAGAAAACATACAAACAGGTTGGGCTAGTACTTACCTACAAGATAATGATGGTAAGATTATTTATGATCAAGATGGTAATGTTTTAAAGCCTCAGGATTCAGAATTAGATATGTCTTTTAGAAGTGGAGCAACTAGTATATACCTAAACGCAAACAGCCCTTATAATGGCCAAGAAGGTCATTGTGTAGATGGAAATTGGTATTTTGATTATGCAGTAGGAGCAAGATTTGGATTAAACACAGAAACGGCAAACCAAAATAAGACCTTCTCAATAGATAAAGCTAGAGGAGTTATTAATTTTAGTTCAGCTCAGTCTGGAAATTCAATAGTTTTAGAATATGTTTCAGATGGTATGGAACAAGGTGTGGATGGAAATATAAGTGTAAATAAATTATTTGAAGAATTTATATATGCATATATTAAATACTCTATTTTAAACTCTAAAATGGGGGTTCAAGAATACATAGTAAATAGAGCTAGAAAAGACAAATCTTCTTTATTAAGAAATGCTAAAATTAGATTAAGTAATATTCACCCTGGAAGACTTATGATGAGCATGAGAGGAAAGGACAAATGGATAAAGTAAGATGCCAATAGTAACAACAAATTTTATCGCTGGTCGAATGAACCAAAGCATGGATGAACGATTAGTTC